CCCTAACTCAACTGCACGGTCAACGTATTCTTCTGGAGTAGCAATCCCATCAAATAAACTAAAATGGGTGTGGACGTGTAAGCCGACGTAGTTCATATTACCAATCAGCGTTTGTTGCTGAAGTGGCAGATGGGCCATCAAAGCCCAAGTAGAACGCTTCTTGTTCTGCATACGGAATCTTGCGTAGTGCAGATTCTAGTGGATAAGGCTTGATGTCTCCCCAATTAAATGGTTCCTTATCTGGTGCAGATGGAATGAGTGTGTAATTGGTTTCAGTTCCCTGACCATTACGCTTTAACTTCCACTGTACATTTGAGATGCTTCCTGTTTCAAGAGCATACTCACGAATTGTGTTGAATGATGATTGCTTGCTGATACCCATTGACCAGATTGCAACATATGGTGCTTCAATGCCATCGTCTACAAGAACGTTGCAGTAGAAACGAAGACGTGCTCTCCAGCCAGCCTTTGGATCCTTGCGGTGCATCTCTTCAGCCCAGTCACGACCTTCTGTGTCCATTGTGTCTACAGCCTTACGCTTGTAGTCCTTTGGGTTTGTGTGTTCTGATACAACAATTGCTAGTCCACGCTCTGCGTTATAGTTTGCTGAATCTTCATCTAGTTCTTCTAAGAATCTAATCTTTACAGATTGTCCATCTGCAAGTTTTAGCCACTTAACCTTTGGGCCATCTCCGCCCTTTGGACCGTCAAGCACTGGGCCCATTTCTTTTATTCCTCTTAGTATTGCCATGTGTTTTCTCCTATGTGTTGTTATATTAGTTTAGCATAGACTGTATTGATTTGTCAAACTGGAAACTCAGTTCTTGGATTGACCTATCGTCCATATCGCCTATATCTTTATATTCTTTGTTGAGTTTTATTACGGATACACGAGAACCAAGTTTTTCAACTATCTTAGTTTTCATATTTCCACCTGCTTCATCGTTATCTGCAATGACAATTATATCATTAAAGTACTTTTGAAGCAATTCTATTTGTATGTTTGATACGTTGGATCCTAGTGTTGCCACTGCTGGAAAGCCACACTGGTCAAGCCTAATGGCATCAAATGATGATTCTACTATGTATACTTTATCAGAACTCTTTACTCTGTGCAGGTTAAATAGTGTTTTAGATTTTGGTAGTCCTGGAGTATTTTTAAATTCTTTTCCTTCAATAGATCTGCCAACAAACCCAATTGGGATTCCATCTGGACTATGAACTGGCACAGTAACCATATCCTGTTTTTCTGAATAGCCTAAAGAAAATTTTGATGCTGACTCTTTAGTAATTTTTCTATAGTTAAAATAATCTTTTGCTCTACTGGAAGACAAGAGGCTATTGTGAAGACGCTTAAGGACTACCTCATCAAATAATGTAAACTCTGGTTTTTTATACAGGGCTCTGTCTACATCTTGCTCTATGCTTGTCTCTGTTTCTTTGCTCTTGATAAACCTTGCAGCCTCAAAGTATGTTCTATTAGACATATGCATAACAAACTCTGTTAGCCCAGTAACGTGGTGACAAGCAAAACAGAAGAATGTTCCATTTGATTTATCTATTTCTCCTGCGGGGGTTCTGTTATTGTTGTGATAGGGACAAAAGATTATATAGTCTGAGTCTACCTCAGACTCAATCGTTACACCTGTTCCTGTGAGAACTCTTTTGATTTGCTCTTTTGTGTATAGATTGCTGTGCTTCCGTCTATTCCTGCTATCCATTCGCTTTGTTTTCTCCCCGTATATGTTCCGTGTACTGTTAATTGAAATTCAAAATATTTTTTCTTATGGTTATAGTCTAATGTAAAGTCTGGGTTTATGTCAAGCCTTGGGACATACCCCGATAGTCGCATCTCTGATTCAAGTAGTCTAACATATTCTGCCTTAAGTCTTCCAAGGGCTGACTCATCGTGTATAACCCCGTCAAGATAGAACTTCTTGATAGGCTTATGGTGATAGAAGGTAGGAGGAATATTTTCCTTACTTTTAGACATACCATATTATACCTACTTATCTTCATAATCTTTGTATCTGTAGTATCCCTTGTCAAAATCAACCTGCACAAGGAAGTCTCCCATAAACCCATTACGGTTTTTTCTAAAAGCGCATTCAATGATATCACTATTTGACGCTCTACCCAAAGCAATAACCCAGTCAGCATCGTAGGCAATCTGTCTTGACCAAGCAGTCTGTCCAAGAGTAGGAACTCCACTAAGATCATTAACATCATCTGGTGTAGCAGATGAGATAGCAATGATAGGAACTTCTTCACCAATAGCCATAAGTTTAAGTTCTCGTGAAAGGTTCTTCATTCGTACCGTTTCATTATCTGACTTCTGATTAGGAGCCATCAACTGAAGGTAGTCAACTATTACAAAGTCTGGCTTGTACTGATCAATCTTTCCACGAAGTACAGAAGGGTTAATCTCTCCGCCCTGATCGTTAGAAATGATATGAAACTCTGGCTTACCCTTTAGATGTCTTTCGTGCCACGCCTTAAGGGTATCTAACTCAACATCTCCATTAGATAGTTTTCTATGAGACCAAAGTCCTTCTCCCATAATAGTAAACACACGATTACGAACTTCTGTTTCCGACATCTCAAGAGAAATTACAAGGGGTGTCTTACCCTGCTTCCAGGCCTGTACAGCAAAGTATAGAGCCATCCAAGACTTTCCTATACCTGGGTATGCCAAGAAGACTCCTAACTGCCCTGGCATAATTCCAGAAGGAAGATAGTTGTCAAACCCTGGAAGATTAGTTTTAATTCCAACGTGCCCTGCTGCTTGCTGAATCTTTAAATTCTCAAAGTATGCCACTGCAGACTCAAGGTCAGTTACGTCAATATCACGAATGGCTGAAGTGTTTTTCTTTAACTCTGATGTTTGTGTAATTAAATCATTTAGTGCAATATTGCCTTGATTGTTTTGAACATTGGTTGCTGCAGATCTTAGTATATCTTTAAGGCTATCATTTAGATATTCACCCTGCAACTCTTCAAGGTGATGCTTTGTTGCACCAACATTTTGTATAGGAGAAAAGTCTCTAAACTTTTCTGTAACAAGTTCTGCAGGTGGCAAAGACTTATTGTTTTCAAAGTATAGTCTGATAAAGTTCCAGATATCTCCGTGAGTTCTAAGAAGGTTATCTACGTTTGCCTGTAAGAGTACGTGGATCTGCTTATCTTGAAGAACTGCCGTGATTAGTTTAGACTCTGTATTATTCACTTAGCCACTCCTTAGCCATTCTTCTACGCTCTGCTCTCTCTTCATCGTCTTTCTTTTTATCTTTTTGTGCCTGTAAAATTTTTTCTGCATTGTATGCAAAGTAGTTCCAGGATGGGTTCTCTGCAACTGCAAAGTAATACTCAAGTATATCGTAGCAGCCAGAGAGCCCGTATGACTCCACGAGACCATCTGAAGCCCACTGCTCTACATTTAAATTAAGGGATGGCTTTGATTCGTACCTTGCGGTATGATACTTGCTGTATCTTGAAAGCAAAGCCATACGGTCTTTGCGTTCAGCCATTACTCGTTAATTTCAGACTTTGCTTCGTTAATCTTTTCAGTTAACTTATCTTCTACAAACTTATAGACACGCTCAAATGCTTGATCTGCAGTCTCTCCATTACGTCTTGAATCAACAACACCAAGATCAAGTCTTAGTGACTGAAAGTTGCCAAGGTTAAGCGTGTATCCTAATGTAACAGATACCTTTGTCTCTTCGTTTTCCATTTCATACCCTTCGTTAAATAGACTCAGACCAGATTGGAATGAATCGTCCATCTTCAGTTCTTGTATATGTAAGTATACCATCGCCCATTCTTCGTGTCAACTCTTGCTTGGTGGGCGTAATATCGTTTGTTATTAAATTGTCTTTTCTTGGTCTACCAATATGGTATGTAGCAAGTATATCACGAATCTCCCTTACTTGCGATTCTGAGTAATATGATCTTACTTGAAATCCTCTTGCTCCACCCTTTTGAGATCCCGTTGGAAATGGAATGACTCCTCGTCTCATTAATGATGGCATATATTTTTTATGTCTATTAACTAAATCAGCAGTCTCTCTAACAGTATAGGCTCTTTCACGCTTCTTTTTAAAATCAGAAATTAAACAACTTTCAATTTGATCTTTTGTTATATTATAAACAGACATAATACCGTTAGACTTATTAAGGTGATGAATTCTCACAAGGTCTCCATTTAGAAACCAAACTTTTTTATTCCCTGGAATTACAGGGAGGACATTGTAGCCTTCATTCTCAATAGTTCCTTTTTTAATAGCCATAGACCCTCCGCAGAATTCTCTGGTCGGTTATAAAAACTTCTTGCTCCACAAGAAATGCAATAAGTTTCAAGGTGTCCGATTGAACTGTACTGTCTATCAAGAAACATTCTCCCATTACATTTTTTACATTTTATCATTAATTGGGCACACCAATAATAATTAAGTGAACATCAACGCCTGCTTCTCCAGAGGTGTTAAATTTTACAACTCCTGAAATACCAGCAGTTGTTGGTCTATTTAAAATAACTGTAACATTTTTTCCAGCAGCAGTTGCACCAATATTTATTGCTGTTGCTGTTGCAATTGGGGCATACTTAAATTCTCCAGGGAAAGAATACGTAAAATCTTTTTCTTGCCCAGCAGTGACAGTACCAGGACTGGTTATTACATTAACAATACCGCCAACTACTCTAGCCTCACTAACCTTAATGTTTTGCCTACCCGCATCTTTGGTATCAATAGATCCGTACTGGTATGTTGATGGTGATATTGCTGTGGATAATTCATTAACTATCTGGGCTAATTGAGATATGTAGGTAACGTCTAGTGGTTGACCACGCTCTGGTAGAGGAATTTTTGCCATAATACTATTATACCACTAGGCTTACTGGATCAGACTCAAAAAGGGTAGCCTTTATAAATCTCTGCTTAGGAAATGTTGGAACTTGAAGAGCAAACTTTACAGTAGTATATCCTGATGGAACCTGAATAGTGGATGAGGATGTTTTAACAGGTTCCTTATAAATAAACTCATCGGATCCCCACTTAACATACAAATCAAAATCAGGCTTTAAATTTGCTGGAGGAGTCCAAACAATGTTAATAATTTGTTTGTTTTCACTTGGTACCACAGAGTGTGGAATCCAAGGCTCTGGCGCAGGAACCCCATCTACAACTCTATCTCTATCTATCTCAGGCTCAACATTAACTTTATATCTTGGAGACCAGTGAGAAGTTCTATTTCTGTCTTCAGAAACTACCCTATATCTAACCAAATAACTTTGCAATTCCCCATTGAATGCTGGAAGATCTTGTTTTTTAATTATTACTTTTTTTACTGTTATGTCTGACACTAAAGCACATCCATCCCAAACCTAAACTCAATATGGTTGGTTGTATTAGGAAACTTAAGAATTGGTTAAGCCCCTGTATTTTTAATAACAGAGTAACCGCTTAAGCCATAAACAGGATTGGAAGATGTTATATTTTCTAATCTTAGGGCATCCAATGCAATATAGTAGTCATCGCTTGGAGAATCAATCTGTACTGTTGGAGACACTGCAGTTGAAGATACGGTAGTACCTGTGCTATTATATTTTATAGTATTTGATGTAACTTCTGTAATTTCAAATGTGCCGTCAAATCTTCCAGAGTTACCTAAACCAGCAACAATAATTTTATCTCCTACACTAAAACTATGATTAGTAGAAGTTGTTAAAGTTACAACAGTAGAGGTTGCAGACTTATTACTAACCAGTGCAGTACCCTTTATTACTGTAGCGTAAATTTTTACTGTATCCACAACTTTCCAAGTAAAGCCAGATGTTTTGAGTAAGTTTTGCAATGCTACCGTAGAAACAAAATACCTGTTAGTTGCAAAATCAACCCCCAAGTCTGTTTCTTTTACTACTACCTGAAACCTTGCATACTGTGCTCCTGTAGCATTTGCTTCATCTGTATCTGAAAATTCAATAACAATCCTTACTTCATCTGGTTGACTTGTAGACTCTCCATCTTTATTTACAACAGAAAATGCAAGTTTAAGTTGATCAGTAAGAGCATTTTTATCAAAGTCAAGACCTGCTCCAGTTAGGTGTATGTGAGTTGAACCTGTTGGAATGCCAACTACTCCTCCTGTAAGAGATAGGTTGCTCATATCTCCTCTTATCATCATTATGTTATTTAAAAATCTACATCTTTCATATCTGTTTACTCTTTCAGAGTTTGTAAAAATTGGATTATCTGCGTTAGTTTGGAATACTGGGAGTTCTGTTAGTGTTCCAGTTGAAGAGTATTTTCTTGATGAGTCTAATTTATAAGAACCAGAAATAACATTGTTCTCACCTAAAGATATTTGTATGCTCGGAATGGGTAATGAGTTTGTCTCTGTGTGGTGCTGCCAAGTTTCTGTTTCGCTAAAAGAATAAATGGTTTTACTATCGTAGGCTCCTGCACTTGGATTGGCTCCAGCAGACCAAACTCCTACCTCAGTTATTTCATATCTTTCTGCTGTAGGAAGTTCTGCTGTAAAAACAATTTTTGACTGGCCTGCTTCAGTAACATAGCCACGAGAAATAATAGGTACACGAAACATTTCAAAGTCTAATGATTGCTTGCCTGAATAGTCTCCAAGTGTTCCCTCAGAGGCGAGTGGCTTTGCTCCACAGCCAATTGCAATATGTGAAGCATAGGCTGGAGCCTGTCCAATAAGATATTTAGCCAAAATACTCTTACCTGTATTAGTTATCATTTTTACACCTCTCCATATATTGTACCATTAAGTATCTCTCCACTATCTAATATTTCAATATCTACTTGCTCGTCAGGCTCAAGTGAGGAGATATTTATAACAAGATCTCCAGTCGTTGGATCTATATAGACTACTTCGCCATTTGGCCCTGTTCCATAGGCTGGAAGTTTGCCTTCTAGTTTAATAGAAAAGTTTTTAAAATATGTATCTGAAGTGCTTTCTAGTCTAATTATATTGTTTGGATTATACTGAATATATAAGTCTTTTAGATTTTTTATAGGGCTGTACAAAACATCTTGTCCATTAATAATATCGTTTCTTGAAATATTGATTAATTCCTGTCCCCCAATATTTTCAAAAACTAAATCTAGCATTCTTTCGGCATCTAGATCTGGATTATAAAGAGCAATCATCTCTGGAGTTGCAGGTTTTGTTGCCTTCTGAGATAAGTTTAACTGCTCCATATGGCGCTGTGAAATAGACGTAGACTGATTTGCTACCGCATCTGTTGCCATTAAACTACCTCACTTAAAAATACTGTCATTGATGGACCACTTTGATCTTTAGAATACTCCATATTATACACAACAAATCTACTACTTTTTGGTGAAACCATTTCAATTGAATTATCTATATAGTCTAAACTAACGATGTCTCCTAATTGAATCATGGGGTTTGCAAAAATCTTAACTCCAACAGACTTTCTTGGCTTCATTATTTTATTAATAACCCAGGACATTAAGTCTTCTGCAGCATCGTGTGACTGAACATAAGGTACATCTAAAATAAAATCTTTCTTTCCATAAGACATTCTGCTTAATTTTATATCTTGGTAATCTTTTTTAATTTTAAATGGTGAGACTACTAAAGAAGATCCAACTAGTTCTGGGTTAGCAAGGTTACTATTTTTTGAAAAATAATCATCAACTGTTAAGTCTACATTTGATTCCTGAGTAAATGTTATTCCTTGTATTTTTAAGAAGTTTCCAGATGTTGAATCTAAACTTAATGAAGTATCTGTTGCATTGAAAACTAAAAACTCTGCTCCGTAAGATCCTGCTCTAAATCCAGAAACAACATATCCCTTAAGTCTATTAAAAGTAGGAGAAATTTTTGCATAAAGGGCTGGATAGTAGTCATATCTAATATTAAATGATGCAGCCTCTCTCATAATTGTCCCAAATTCTTCAAAGTACATGCTAAAATAATTTGGCTCAGCAGAACTTATTCCTGATAGATATGTAGATTGCACTACTCCGCTCATAGCATACTTCATAAATGATGCATTTGCAGTTATTTCAGAATCCGCAAACGCTGAGGCGATGGGGGCATTAAGTTTAAAAGCAGTATTTTGTGAGTAGTTGTTTCCTAAAGCATATATGTTTTCAAACATCACTCTAGATGAACCACGAACGAAAAGAGCCATATTCTTATATACTGGAAGCGGATCTTCATCGTCTACTGTTGCAATAAGGCTATTATTTATATATAAAAAGAATCTTCTTCTTGTTCCTATATCTTGATATTCAACAGACAAATCGTAAACTGTTGGTCGATCTTCGTTATTCATTCTATACTGACCAGTAAACTTTCCATCATCAACAACAATACCTGCTAAACCTTCATATAGTTTGATTGGAATAGCAGAAGAGCCAGCAGCCTTTATCTTATAAAATATTACGTCATTTACATTTTCTGCTTCAGCATTATCTAAATTATTTGACCCTAAACCAACAATTTCAAAATAATATCCATTGTTTGTTGATGGGTTAATCATAACAGCAAGCCCACCAGAGCCACCAGTTACACTTATATTTTTATTTGGACCAGTTCCTTTGACTGTAAAAAATGTAGAAGCACCAATAGCAGTTTGTCCAAAGTTTTGATCATTTTCAATTTTTCCAACAATTCTCATTCTAGTTCCAAAGTGTTTGTACTTGTCGTCTAGTTCTTTGTATACATAAGAAACAAAATCAAGTGGGGATTCTGTTGTAGTAAACCCTGGGCCATTCATGATTAATGCTGAAGATTGAACTGTTCCTGCTTTTGTAGATGACATAGCATTTATATCTGATTCAGAAATATACTTTGTTGATAAGGCATTTTTAATAATTCCGTTTCTTGATGTTTTTTGTGCAAGGGTATTATTTATTCCTGCAGGACCAACTGTTGTTGATGGTAGAGTTTGGCCTAATGTAAATAGATATTTTGATTCCATAGTACATCCACGAACGTTATCGTTATTAGACCAATAGGCGCTAACACCTGCAGAGTGTTCAACAACTGGTGTTCCAAACTGGCCTCTTCCGTGTTTTGCTACTGGCCCATTCTTTAGTTTTGTAACTCCAAAAACTTCTTCGTAATTTGGTTCAGAATATATTCTTATCAAGCCTGTTGGATATATTTTTCCATTAAAAGGTAAAGATGAAAAGTACTTTTGATATTCTTGAAGGCTATTTATCCAAACATCTCCAGCACCAGTAACATTATACTGTACTGCATCATACTTAATAATTTCTCCATTTGAATAAAAATATCCACTGTTTCTTGTTAGAAAAGAAATTCCTTCTCCAAGATCCATAACATTATCAACAACCACATTATTTTTTACTGACGGAATTTCTAATGATAGGTTTGATTTTAAGGGTATTGCGCTTAAAGAGTAGGATGACTGGTTTCCAACTTCATCATTTACAGATCTTGTGCTTTCTTCTCCACCCAGTTCCCAAAGAACTACTGGTTTGTATGCCCAAACCTTATCACTCATCAAAAGGCTTTGCTGATTTTGCAAAGTTCCCAAAGATCTTTGTATGGATCTTGTAGTATAGGTAATCTTTCCATCATTGTATACTTCATTGTCCTGAGATGTTATTTCTAAGATATTTGAAAGTTTATTGCTTGTTCTTTCATTCTTGATAACTCCCGCGTCAGAAAAATCTGTAGTTCCATAAAGAGTTATATCTACTGGCCTTTGATTAACTGACGGCATGATGTAGTCCTTGCTCATCATAACAAAATTATTATATTCATCAAAGAACATTGCAGTTTGTGTTGAGACTGCAATATCTTCCAGGACCTGGGCTATGCTTTTTTCTGGAGGAATAAAGAAGAAAGGAATAATAACTTCTGATTCTCCTTCAACTCTTTTAAAAACATAGTTAGAAAATCCGATAGAGTCAAGAAGTAGTGAGACTGCAGAACTAACAGATGTGTTTGTAAGTAAAATTTGTGGAGCAATCTTTGACTCAAAGTAAAAATATAAATCTCTAAGTTCTATAGAAACCTGCTTAGATTGATTATCTAGTTTTGGAAAGCCATCAGAGTACATAGTCTTGATTGGCAAGTAGTACTCAATACCAGAGTTGTCTGTAATAACTTCATAAAGTTTTATTTGAATATTTTTTGATACATACTTGCTAATAATACTTCCCGAATTGCCTGGATGAAATGTATCATCAAAGTCAAACAAGGTTATAGATCCTGTTGACGCAAGAAGTTGACCAACGGGCAATCCGCTAACACCTAAGTCTGAAGCGCTTTTATTAACAGAAAATTCCAAGACCCTATCGCTTAAATCTGCTACAAGTCTTGGAGATAGTTCAATTAAGTCAAATGTAGAATCGAACTTATTCATACTATCAATAACAATTCTTATTCCAGAAATATATTCAAATTCTTTATACTTTGTTTGATTGTTTAAAATAAATGCTGGCGGATTAGTAAAGTCTGTAACAAGACTTGTACGAGTTCCAACAACAGAATCTTCTAAACCCCAACCATAAGAAGGAGTAAATGTTTTCCATTGACCCTGATACCAAATATGATATACGCCCAAAGATATGCTATTAGAAATAATTAAATAAGTATCTCCCTCTTGGGCTGTTTCTGGCTTTAATGTTTCTGAAGATAACTCTTCAATAAAATTAAATACATTAGAATATATCTGTGGAACAATTAGTCCATAGGAAATTTCAACATAGCCGTCAGATCCGATGATTGCCTGTCCATCTTTTCTTCTATCTCTATCAGAAAAAGATATAGCATCTACCCAACTATTATTTTTTAATACTTGAATCTTCCAGTTATTTGGTGTTGTTTGATTTACTTCTCCATAGTATGGATCTAAAAATGTTTCAGACGGGCTAGAGAATGTTCCATAGTCTAATTCTCCTGTGTTTGTTTGCATCTTTACTATAAGTCTGTTTGCTGGAATCTTTTCTTTATATACAACAAATGGTGCTGTATCTTCTATTCTATGTCTTCCATTAATAGTTTTATTAGCAACTCCATACTCAGTACCGTCTTCTGTTCTAAAAGAAGTCCAATATTTAAAGGGATCATTTTTATCTGACATATAGTATCTTGGTCTTTTAGCCATATTAATATTTGGATTATGTAGGTATCTTCCATTAAGATAGGTTGCTTTATTAATACCAGATCTTGGTCTTTGATATGTAAAGCATTCTTCCAAAGAATATAACATCTTCATTTTTTCTTTAACTGGTTTTAGCGTAGTTGGTGTTCCATCATCATCAAAGCCTCCATCAATAACTACATCTGCATCAGTTGCTCCAGTGTAATATTTAATTGCTCCAGTCGAACTACCTGAATCTAGTGGGTCAAAGGTATTTGGAATTGTTCTATAGGGAGATGTTGCCTGTGTTGGGCGGTATCTATAGTTTCCTACCATAGAGATGTTTGTTGCAATGTTCATATTCCATTCAGCAATAACTGAAGATTTTGTTTTAACAGAAGAACTTGTCTCTATATAATCTAGTAATTCTTTGTCTTGAAACATTACGCCTCTTCCAGTGTAAGAGACACATTCCAAAAGTCAAAGTTCAAACCACTTCTTTTTACAACAGAATAGTTAAAGTTTGAGAAGAAGACTTCTATGACTTCATTATACTTATTGACATTATTAAATCTATTGTCTACTGCACTGCTATCTGTGTCTTCAAAATTTGTGTACTTATCATAAGCAAGGTAAACCCAAAAAGATCCTTTATGATTGTCATACCAATTAAGTAGTTCTACTCCGCCTGCTCCACCGTCTGTTGTAAATTCTAGTGGGTTAGGCCTTGCTACTGTTGCCTGCATATTTGCATTTCCGCTACTGTTAAAGGCTGCCTTTGTATCATATGCTCTGGATGGCAACATGTCCCAAGATGTATTTATTTCTAGTTTATCTGCAATGTGATATGACCTCATTCGTCCATTGATCATTCTCTCCCGCTTTTCAATTCTAACAGAGTTAAAGTCTATCGCTGACCTATTATCATCAGAGAGGATTAAAAACTCGCTATTGGTGGGTGTAAAGGCCGTAGAGGACCCTATCTCGTTGCCATCTGGTATATAAAATCCGTCAACTTTTGTACCAGGGTTGTCTGCAAAAAGCATTGCTTGAGGTCTAGAATATTTTTTTCTACCAGACATATAGGTATTATTTGCCATTAGATTCTAGCCCCCCTAATTCTTTGAGCATCTATGCTCTTTATCTGTACCATAACTGCTCTTGCAATTTCATCTGGATTAGCATCAGACTTTACATTTAAGTTAAGGTTATAATTATACACTGAATCACCAACTGATGAGCCAGAATTTATAGACTTCATATTGTCAACTCCATATTTATCTACAGCATACTTACTCATAACAAATTCTCCAGGGGTCAACATTGCAGGAACTGTATCTGTTCCAATAGCATATCCACCAGCAGCAAAATAACTTGGAACTAGTCCGCCTCGTGATAGGGCTAACATACTTCCTTTTCCTGATCCACCGCTAGACTTAGGCTTAGGTGGCTGTGTTGTAATCTTTACGCTAGATAAATCTGGATCCATTAACAAAACACTTGCTAATCCAGCAGAACCACCAAATAGTGTAAGTGCTGCAGTCTTTGCTGGATTAGTTGGTGTTTTGTTAAATTGAATTGATGGCCTCAGACTTCCTCCAAGTCCTAACATCCAGTCGGTTACACCTGGCGCTTGAGCATTAGGAAATAGTGGCGGTGGTCCTGCTACTGGTGGGTTTTTCCCAAGTCCTAGTAGCCAATCAGTTGCACCTGTTGCAGCAGGATTTTGTGGCAATTCTGAAGGTTGGACATTTGATAAACCTTGTTTTACTTTTAAGTCGTCTGCAGCCCTAACCGCTGCTAAACCTGTAACTCTTATGCTTTCCATAACTAACGCTACTTGATTTTTAAGTTCTTGACCTTCATATCCTGCAGCCTTTAGCATTTCTACAATATCTTTTTCCTTGAGTGTCTTCAAAAATTCTAAACCTTTATCAACACCAGAGAAAAATGCTCCAGTTATTTTTGGATCTTTCCAAGCATCTGGCAAGACCGAGTATTTGCCAGGCACTCCATATGTAAAGAATGTTCTCTGAAGTCGGTTAGCAAATTCATCTACTGTTGGCACATGGGGGGAAAAGTCTAAGATTCTTCCAAAGTCTATAAGTCCTGTGACACCTGTTTCTGGATTAAGTGTTACATTGCCATCGTGATCATCAACAAACCTCATCGCCTGCATGATTGCGGCTCTGTATCCACTTTGAGTTGCAGTGGATGCATCGGCTAATCTATCAAAATTTCCACTAGCATTGCCAGCCTGAGTTTTTAATGCCTTTAGTGTTTGTGCTCCTTGTGCTGCAACATCTGGGCTAAAGATTCCATCTGCTACGTCTTTCCCTTTTCGAATTACTGGAATATTTTCTGGAGCAATAAGGTTTGCTGCTCTGGCAAATATGCTTCCAAATACTTCTCTTTGGACTTCTGCAAAATTTAGTCTAGTCTTATAGAATCCAGCAACTCCATCTAATGTTGCTCTAAATGTTTCATTTATTCCAGTCCCAACACCGTCTGATACACCTTCGTCAAGCCTTGCGCCGAGAACGAGTGCCTTTTCAGAAATTTGGCCTGGTAGAATAGGCGCAGCCATTTGTCGAACAGGGAGTATTTCTTGTATTTTATCTTTTGCTTTTTTAACAAGTGATCCTACAACAGAAGCATAATAGCCGAAATTTTTTGCTGGTTTTGTGCTCTTCGCCATTAACTCAACTTCAAGTTTTGAAATTGCCAACATAGTGTCATAAAGAGGATGGCCTTCTTCAATTGCATTTGCAGGACTATAAGGAATACTGTGAGTACCCTTAAGCATGAACGTTCCACCTGGAGAAGTTTGTACATACCCTGCAGCATTTAATTTTGCTACCAGAGGTTCCATCTTTTTATTTATGGCTTTAATTGCGGCTGGGTCCTGAGCAAACCCCATTCTTGGTGCGCCTCTTTCAAGTCCTTCTAGGAAACTATTTTTTATATTAAAGTTTGGATTTGCTGCAGGCAAGAAAAGTTCTTTAAATGGAGTAGTGATTTTAGAAATTGGGCCTTTTAGTTTGCTAAACAGTGATAGCATTTTTGGAGTTTGTTTTCCACCAGCAGCAGCAAGTTGTGCAGCCGATTTTTCTCCAGATGCCAAAAAGTTAAGAGGGAAAAGTGATGCACTTAAATAATCCCAGTTATTCGGGGTTGCTGAGTAAAGATTGTTTAATGCTGCATTTTTTCCACCTTGAAAAAGTTTATTAGCAGTTTGATGAATGCCTTTTACTCCCAAAAATTCAAGCCACGGTACTGAGAATCCTTTGAACAATCCCATGCCTACGGCTGGAGAAGGGTTTCTGTACGGATCTGAAGACCTAACATTAGATCCTGCAGGAGGAGGAGTATATGAAGGATTTGTCATACCTCCTCCAGGATTTTGTCTTAAAATTTCGTCTAGAGTCATTCTTGGTGTTGCAGGAGCATTTCTTCCGTGTCTATGTCCTACTGGTCCACCCTTATGATAGTAGCCAATATTCATTGCATCAAGATTTTCTACCCCGTACTTTTTGACCGCATCTTTTCTTAATACGTATTCTCCTGGAGTGAGCATAGCAGGCACTGTATCAGTTCCTGATGAATACCCTCCGCTAACAAATTTTTCAGGTATTATTCCACCCTTTGCTTTAAAGAGTGTATATTTGTTTTTACTTCTAGAGACAGGTTCGTCCCAACTTGTAGTTGGTAGGTCACCCATTCCAGACCATAAATGAGGGTATCCTGCTGGGGCATTTGGATTAACCCTAAGTTTCATTAATTCAGGATAGTCTGATGGCATAATATAAGTGCCACCATCTTTAATATATGGATAAGTGTTATATGTTCTGTTAACATTATCTCTCCATGCTTGAAGTCCTGGATGAGGCATATGAGCATTCCATAGATCAGCACCTGGACCAGTTGCTGGGGAATGTGGGGCTGGTGGTCCCACAAGCAAATCTGGAACAGCAGCCTGCTTTATGCGACCTTCAAATATTGAATCAAGCCCAGATGTTCTTAGTGCTTCTACAATTGCTAAGTTTATTGGAAGCGGTTGGTCTATAACTTGTTTGTCTGGCATAATTCCACCAACTGCACCTGAGTATGCCATACCTTCATCGCTTCTATAAATTGAATGTTTTAATCTAGAGATTGAGCCAGCATATTCATTTAGCCATCTCATAATTCCTTGATTTTGAAATGATTTCTGGGTAGCAGCCATTCCAATTGTTCCAGTAATAGAATCCCAGTTAAGTTTTGCAACAAAATTTCCGCTATCTAATTCAGTAACAGTAATTGTATGCAATGGTCCAAGAACCTCGCCCTGCCCTGGATTGGTTGCAAATCGCTTAATGTCTGGAAGCAATAGACTTTCTGCAGGGAGGTCAGAAGCCTTTCCTGGATTAAATTTAAATGCATATTGAATACCTGATTTTGGAGCAGTGAATGTTCCTGAGTGCGGAGTAAGAGCCTGCAATTCTCCAAGAAGTGTTGAGTACCTAGCGCTCAATAATGATTCTATAGGGGTAAAACCGCCTGCATCGGCTTGTTCACTGGCAATTTTTGCTGCCTTTTCCCAAGGAGAAAGTTCTATTCCCTTTTTTTGTTTTATATTTGAAATTAAGTTAGGTAATGTAAAAGAATTTATTTTTGGAAACATTGATGACACCTTAGTCATTAACTTGCTTTGCAAAATATTTGGCACCAACTTTTTAAATCCTGCAGCAACTCTATTTCCTCCAGCACCAAAAAGTGCTCCGAGACCAAGCGCTTGACCAACATTTTTTGTAGATTGTCCAATTGACATATTGTCTAATTCTTTTTTAGGATCAAAACCTCGATGAACTGCTTTAGAGCCTTGCTTATTTGCATACTTTCCACCCTTAAGTCCATAGTCAGATCCCTCCCTAATTAATCCTGCTACTCCATCAATAAGACCAGTACCAACTCCTATTAGTCCTCCCCATCCTCCAACTGGAAGTCCAGAAAGACCTTGTTGTAAAGTGTTAAATGCGGCTCTTCCTAATGCTGTTGACCATTTTGCAACTTTAGAACTACTTCGATTAGATCCGTATTTTAATGAAAGTGTTTTTTCAATTTCTTCCATTGCTTGGTATATTCCACCACTGGCTGCACCAACTCCTGTTGCTTTCACAAAAGGATTTTTTAATAGAGACTTTACAAATCCGCCAAATCCATAATACCCAACATTCATTGCGTCAAGATTATCTACTCCATATTTATCAACTGCAGACTTTCTTAAGACATACTCTCCTGGCGTAAGCATTGCTGGTACTGTATCAGTACCCTTTGCATACGCTCCAGATTCAAAACCTCCTGGGACAAGTCCTCCTGAAGCAAGAGTTTGGAATGCACCGCTATTAACTCTACGTTTATTTTGTGGCTGTGAAGCAGCAACTAATGCTTTTTCTTCATCAGTTAATGTTGCTCCTACAGTTAGTTTTCTTAGTGCTAATGCTAAAGTAGCAAGTTTTGTATTTTCTTCTTGTTTATCTTCTCTTTCCTTTGCTAATCTTGCTTTATCAGCATCTGTTTGAGTTTCACCCGTTTGAATAAGGCCTAGTGAAGTCTTTACAGAATCAGGCATATT